TCCTTCATGAAAGAATCGATAGAATACAAAAGAAAGTAGACTCCAACCAGAAGTTTGTAGTTGGTGCTGGTGCTGTCCTAGCAACGCTTGTGGCAGTGTTACAGGTGGTCCCTCCTGTGATTAAAGTATTGACACCTCCACTTCAATCAAGTATGATAGGCGCTGAGGTCGTTAGGTCTATCGGTTGATTGATGTCATTTATGCCAACCTAGTTTCTTCTCGTCTTGAGAAGTTTAAACAGGTTAGGAATGGAGTGTACACTTTTCGTTGTCCCTACTGTGGGGACTCTGAGAAGTATCGAAACAAGACACGAGGATACTTCTTCTCTAAGAAGAGTGGACTGGTCTTCAAGTGTCACAACTGTGGCGTAGGGAGGTCGTTTGCAAACTTCCTGAAGGACAATGCTAACGATCTCCACGATGAATATGTCATGGAGCGTTACAAGCAAGGTCTTACTGGTAAAGGTCGTAACGTTGCAGATCCAAAGTTTCAATTTGAAAAACCGAAATTTGTAAAAAGCCAAACAGATTTGCCCAGGGTTTCGGAGCTAAATAACTCTCACCCAGCGAAAGGATATCTTCTCGGTCGTGGTATTCCAGAGAAATGTTTCTCTGAATTTTACTACGCAGAGAAGTTTTGTAAGTGGGTTAATAATCAGAAACCAACTTTCAAGAATGTCAAGAAGGATCACCCCAGAATTATCATTCCTTTCATTGACACAGACGGAAGTTGGTTTGGTTTTCAAGGTAGATCCCTGTTACCAAACGATGATCTGCGATACATCACCATTATGCTAGACGAGGATCGACCTAAGGTATATGGACTCAATAAAATCAAACCCGAATCCACTGTCTACATTGTCGAAGGTCCATTCGATTCACTATTTGTCGAAAACGGAGTTGCGATGTGTGGCGCTGACGTTGATGTTTCCAGTTTTGATTGGGATTGCGTCTATATTTTTGATAACGAGCCTCGAAACAAACAAATCTGCGATCGAATATCAAGTGCAATCGATAGAGGCGACTCCGTAGTCATCTGGCCAACAAACCTCATCGAAAAAGATTTAAATGATATGGTCCTATCTGGACACGATGTAAAGACTCTGGTAGAATCAAGCACCTACCAAGGATTAGAAGCAAAAGTAAAGTTTACCGAATGGAAGCGAGTATGAGTAACGGCACTAAAGTTGTAAAACGAAATGGCAAATCTGAATCTTTGAATCTGGATAAGATTCACATCATGGTGGAGCACGCTTGTAAGGGTCTTGCAGGTGTCTCCGAGTCTCAGGTAGAGATGAATGCTGGTCTTCAATTGTTTGACGGTATTGAGACTAAGGACATCCAAGAGATTCTTGTAAGGTCTGCTAATGATTTGATCTCCCTGGAAGCACCCAACTATCAATTTGTTGCTGCTCGTCTTCTTCTGTTTGCACTGAGGAAGCAGGTTTATAATGGTCATCCTGATGCTCGTCCTACCTTGAAGGAGCATGTAAAGACTTGCATCGATCGGGGTGTATATGACGCTACCATTCTAAACAAGTATAGCGATGAAGAATGGGGTAAGTTAAATAGTTACATCGATCACGAGCGAGACTATCTCTTTACCTATGCAGGTATGCGTCAGGTTGTAGACAAGTATCTTGTCCAAGATCGTAGCACTGGGGAGATCTATGAGACTCCACAATTCATGTATATCATGATTGCAGCGACTTTGTTTCAGGACGACGATCCTTTCTATAGACTCGATTATGTCAAACGATACTACAACGCAATCTCAAAACACAAAATCAACATTCCCACACCTGTCATGGCAGGAGTGCGAACTCCACTTCGACAATTTGCGAGCTGTGTTCTTGTTGATGTTGATGACACCCTCGATAGCATCTTTACTAGCGACATGGCTATTGGTCATTACGTTGCTCAACGCGCAGGAATCGGCATCAACGCAGGCAGAATCCGTGGCATCAACAGTAAAATCCGAGGCGGAGAAGTTGCACACACAGGTGTTGTACCATTCCTCAAAAAATTTGAGAGCACTGTCAGATGCTGCACTCAAAATGGCATTCGCGGTGGAAGCGCAACTGTCCACTTCCCCATCTGGCACCAAGAAATCGAAGACATCCTAGTCCTGAAAAATAATAAGGGCACTGAAGATAACCGTGTGAGAAAACTGGATTACTCTATTCAGATTTCTAAACTCTTCTATGAGCGTTTCATTCAAAATGGTGAGATTACTCTTTTCTCTCCACATGATGTGCCTGGTCTTTATGAGGCATTTGGGACAGAAGAGTTTGATACTCTGTATCAGATGCACGAGTTGAATGATGCTGTGCCTAAGAAGAAAGTAAAAGCACAAGAGTTGATCCTAGATCTTCTGAAGGAGCGAGCAGAGACTGGTCGTATCTACATCATGAATATCGACCACTGTAACTCCCACTCGTCCTTCAAGGACAAGGTGAATATGTCTAACCTGTGTCAGGAGATCACCCTGCCTACAGATCCCCTGCAGCACATTGACGGTCAGGGTGAAATTGCATTGTGCATCTTGTCTGCTATCAATGTAGGTAAGATCAAGAATGTAGATGAGTTGGATGAATTGTGTGACCTTGCAGTCCGTGGTCTAGATGCTCTGATTGATTATCAAGAGTATCCTGTCAAGGCAGCAAAGCAATCTACAACCAATCGTCGCTCTCTTGGTATTGGTTTCATCGGTCTGGCACACTATCTTGCTAAGAATGATGCACGTTATGATCAACCCAAGGCATGGACTCTTGTCCATGAATTGACAGAGCGTTTCCAGTTTGCTCTTCTGAGCGCATCCTGTGGCATGGCGATGGAGAAAGGTAAGTGTGGTTACTTTGATCGCACTAAGTATGCAGATGGAATTCTGCCTATCGATACATATAAAAGTGACGTAGACGAGATTGTACCGAATGAGCTTCAGTGTGATTGGGAGTTTCTTAGGGGTAGGATTAAGCAATACGGATTGCGACACAGCACGCTGTCCGCACAGATGCCATCGGAGAGCAGCTCCGTTGTGTCAAACGCTACCAATG